GGGAGGGGTGACAAAGTCACAGGGACAAAGTTAACCCCCACGGATGACAAAGTCAATGATTCAGCGTTTCAGTTGTTCACACAATTATCCACGTTTTTGTTATTCACATTTTGTGGATTCAAATATTTGTTTTATGTTTACATCAACAAACACAAACACCACCACGATTATGAAAACATTCAACAATCTCGAAGATCAAATTCTTGACATCATCGAAAAGAAGTCAAACATTGAAATGGCTTGGATGCCAACACGACACATTGCAAAACTTTGCCACATCATAGGATTTAGAACATCCATTGATGAGGTGGAAAGTATATTGGGAAAATTGTTGTTCGAGCAAAAGATCATTTTGCAATTCAATGACAATGGCGAAGAATTGTTTTTTATTGCATAACACCAAACACCACCATATTATGATTTCGAAAATCAAACAAATCCTGTTGGATAACGCCGGACCAATATTTTTCACAATTGCAATGTCTATTGGTTTATTCCTTTTTGGGTTGTTACTGGGAGCAATCGATCAATGGTTATTGCCTGACCTCCCTATTCAATATAGATAACGAAAAGAGAGCAATCGCGAACGCCGCCCGTGATTGTGATTCAACAATAATGGCGGCAACAAATTTTTTTAATTATGGCAAAAGTAGATTTTGCAAAAGGACACGGAACCATCTTGAGTGGTTCGGTAAAGTATGCCCGACTCACAAATGAATCAGGGCCTGATGGAATGTCGGAAAAATACGGTTGCGATTTGTATTTGGATGATGCATCAACAAAAGCATTGAATGATCTTGGAATCTTGGATCACGTTCGTGCTAAAAATCCACAGGGTGAATTCAAGCATGAAGAACCTGTTGTGAAAATCAAGTCCATCAATGTACCAAAAGGATATTTGGCAAACCGCCAAATCTTTGATGGATTGATTGGGGATGGATCGGAAATCCGTGCGAACGTATGGATCAAGAAATGGGAACACAAAGGAAAAAAAGGATTGTCGGTTTGGCTTTCTGCCTATGTGATCACCAACCTGATCGAATACGCAACGAACGATTCCGATGCATTGTTTGAAGGATTGCCGGATGTTGGTGAATTGCCAGCGGGTTTTGACAACACGCCATCCAGCAAACCAAACGTTGCCAGTGCTACTGAAGCGTTTACCGAATCGGATGATGATTTGCCTTTTTAATCAGGTCCTATGAATGTACGTCCAAAAACAATGATTGATGAAATGGTTGCATTGCTGTTGAGTAAGTACAACGTTGATGTGATGCGAAAAACACGGATTCAGGATGTTGTGATCAGTCGGGCGGCGTTGTTCAATGTATGTCGCGGGTATTATTCCGCGACTACATTGGGCAAATACTTTGGAAAGAATCACGCCACGGTTTTACATCATTTCAAAAATCATCAGGCATTGATGTTGATCTCGCAATACCGTGAAATCTTCAGTGTATTGTCCGAAGTGGTATTGAAACACGATCAACGCGCCCATTTGAATACGATCAACCAACTTGATGAATTGCAATCATTACGCATTGAAAACCAAATGTTGAAAATCAAATTGAAAGAATATGAAACGATTGATTCGTAAAAAAAGACATATGATGTATGTCAACAAATACATTGTTGAATTGCAATGGGATTCATTGAACACGATACTGGTTGCATCGAAAACCCAATGGAACGATGACATTGTCCGTGCATTGGATAACAATGCAAAACTGATCAGGAAATACGAACGCCGCCGCAGATGGTTGACATTTTAAGATTATGACACAACAACAAAAACTGAATACATTCCACAACGGCGTGAAATTGGTCGCATTATATCAAGCGACGTTGGAACAAATGGATACAATGAAGAAAACACCGTTGTACCGCCAAAACATCAAAGCAATGATGACGCGATTGGAACGTGAAATTGAACGCGCCATTGACGGCCCATTGTCCGCATTGGATTCCACGGATGAGGAATTGATGTCAACGATTCAATACAAGGTCGAAATGATTTTGGATTTATCGTTGGAAGAATTGGCCGGATTGAAAATGGCGATTGATGAACATAGAGAGCAAGAAAAATGAAACACGAAGCATTCAACAAAATGATGGGGTACCCATTGGATGAGGTCAAACGATTGGCCGACCTATTGAAAGAAATCAACCGCAATCGCATTGTGGAATTGAACCAACGCGATTTGAAAGAAAACGGGATTGAAAATGACTAAACAGGAAATATTTGATGTCCCAATTTGGATGTCCCGATTGATCTTCAATGCCAAATTGTTGTTTGGTAAAGCCTACAAAGATTGCGACAACGATGAACGACTGGCCATTCGAATGCGCATTTTAGGAATCAATGAAATTGACACGGAATGATCCAGCGCGAATCGATCATCTACAACATCAGTGAAGTATACAAACAACACGTTTGGGAATTCACAAAGGACAACAACATTGGAAAACGCAGTCATTTCAATGGAACACGTGAACAACAATTCGTTGGATTGATTGGGGAATACAAGGTGCGTGAAATGATGGGAATGCCTGGCAATGAACCGCTTTATTACTATGGTGAATGGCATTCATTACCTGAAATCAAATCAACGGGATTCGATGGTGGATTTGATATTGAATTGATCGGTGGTGAACGGTTCGATGTTAAAACAATGACACGGAACGTTCAGGTGCAAGATCATCACGAACACAACATTGTGGCATCGCAAATCAAATACAATGTGGACTATTATGTTTTTTGTTCATTGAATAAAAATCAAAACACATTGTCGGTGGACGGTTACGTTTCCAAATTTGAATTTTTGAAATGGTCTAAATTCCATCCAAGTGGTGAAACCATTGTGCGTGATAACGGATCAACATTCAAAATTGGTCCCGATACATTTTCAATTGAAACAAGGTATTTACACGATCCACAAATCTTGGATGGGCTGGCAAGTACAATGGCCGTTTGGAATGAATTGAATGAAGGTAAATTAAAACACATAAATTATGAAAATCAAAAACGTTGAGCAAAGATCACAGGAGTGGTTTCAAATGCGATTGGGTGTGATCACCGGTTCCCGTTGTGGAAACATCTTCAAATCGAACAATGTGCCGTTCGTTTATGAATTGATTGCGGAACGGTTGTCAGGTGATATCGTTGAGTCACCAACAACACAGGCAATGATGCACGGCATCATGATGGAACCTGTTGCATTGGAAGCCTATCAAATGAGAACAGGAACCGATGCACGTGAAATCGGATTCTGCATTCACGATGATCACGAATGGTTGGCAATCAGTCCCGATGCATTGGTCTATGAGAACGGTGTTCCTGTTGGTGGCGTGGAAATCAAATGCCCATCAACAAAGAATCACATTGCTTATATCAGCGGCGGAAAGGTCCCAGCAATATACAAACACCAGGTGATGCATTATTTCATTGTGGTCGATACATTGCAATGGGTTGATTTCGTTTCATTCGATCCGCGCATATCAAAAAATTTGTTTATTTTCCGAGTCCATCGAAACGATCCTGATATCCAATTGGATTTGGAAATGCGCAAGATGGAGTATTTGAAATTTTGGGATAAGTTGCAGAAGTATGAAAGAAAGATCATCGGTTGATGCATTGTGCTGGGAAATGGCAAAACAATATTTCCACGCAATGGACAAATCCCACATCAGTCGAATGATTGAACACGCGGCACAAAAACAAATTGAAACGAATGAATTGGATTCCAAAGAACCTGAAGGAATTGAGCCAATTGGCTGATCAACTGAAGGCAGAAAAACACCCTGATTTTCCACCACACGCATTGGTGAAGAAAAGATTTAAAGACACCACCGCCAATGATCTCACGAAAACAATCATTTGGGATATGTACCACGTCCGTGGCGGTGTTGGATACAGGATCAACAACGGTGCGACATACGATGCGAAAAAACGCGTTTATCGTGCCGGGGTGCAACGCAAAGGAATTCCTGACATCATTGGAATCATTGACGGCCGATTCATTGGCATTGAAGTGAAGATTGGAAAGGATCGCCAGTCCGCCGATCAAAAGGAAATTGAAAAGGAAATTGGCGATGTTGGCGGCGTTTATTTCATCGCCAAATCGTACGATGACTATTTGCAGAAGATCAACAACATATGATTCACGATTCGCACAAATACGGTGCATTGACTGAATTGAGGTGTGCGGCTGAATTGATCAAGCGTGATTGGCACGTTGCATTTCCTTTTGTGAATCAATCCGCCATTGATTTGATTGCATTCAATGAAACACGATTCGTGACCATACAGGTAAAGTCGGGAACGATGATTCGTGATGGTCACGCACGGATCAACAAAGATTTCAACAAATATGAAGGTGTTGATTTCATCATTTGTTATGACGTACACAATCGCCGTTGGTTCATTTTCCCATTTGAAGATTTGCGCGGCAAAAAATCCGTGACATTGTCACCAAAACGTCACGAACGCAATTGCGATAACTGGGCATTGATCCGGTAACAAACCAAAAAAAGAGAGCAAGAAGAATGGACATCACAAAGATTGCCAAAAAATATGTGGACCACGGATTTTCACCCATTCCGTTGCGTCCCAATAGCAAAGCACCAGCGTTGAAGGGTTGGCAGAAGCACGCCGATCACCCATTGGATGATTTTTCAGTATTTGAGAAAACCAACGGCATTGGATTGGTCATGGGCTACGATGGCATTCAATGTTTGGATATCGATGCCAAACATTTCGAGGGTGATGAATACAATGATTTTGTTGCATTAATAGAACAAAATGCACCTGATTTGATCGAAAGAATGATCATTCAACAAACACAATCGGGTGGATACCATTGGATTTTCAAATGTTCGGAAATCGCTGGAAATGAAAAGTTAGCAAAGAATCAAAAAGGTGAAGTCACTTTTGAAACACGCGGCCGTGGTGGTCAAATCGTTGTTTGGCCGACTAAAGGATACAAGATCATTGGAAAGATCACGGACGTTGTTGAAATAACGCCTGATGAAAGAAACATCATTTGGTCGTGCGCCCGCATGATGAATGCAGAAGTCCCTAAACCCGAACCGATGAAGAATCAGCCCACGGATTCGGTTTGGGATGGGGATGTTGATGAAACAACACCGTGGGGTGAATTCCGATCCACATACAATGTGATTGATATCCTGACATCGGCGGGATGGTCCATTGTTGATGAGAATGAACGAATGATCCGTGTGAAGCGTCCCGGCAACACAAACGCCGAAACATCAGGTGTGGTGTTCAAAGATTCGGGATTGTTTATGCCGTTCACAACATCAACACAATTCGAAGCAGAACAACCCTATGATGCATTCCAAGCGTTCGTTGTACTGGCGCACGGTGGTGACTTTCAATCCGCGATTCGCGAATTGCGAAACGATGGATTCGGATCACAACCACAACCCGCCATTCCTGATGATGCGTTGTTTGATTATGAATCAGCAACGGATGATGACATCGATGAGATGCAAACGTTGTTGCAATCATTGGAGGTGGATTCGACCGTTGAGGTGGATGAACCTGAAAAGGCGATATCGTTGCGGTTTGGTTTGGATGATTACATTTTCGGAACGATGGGGAATTTTTCCCTGATTCAAGGAAAGGCGAAATCAAGAAAGTCGTATTTCTTGAGTGCATTGATGGCGGCAGCAATATCGGATCACGATGTGTGTGATCATATTCGTGGACACATATCGGATAAAGTCAATATATATATTGATACGGAACAGGGTGATTTCCATGCGGCCAAATCGAAGAAACGCATCCAATCAATGGCCACATTAGATCCGCGCGTGAATTACCCAAATTTCAAACATTACCGATTCCGCGGTCTACTGACAAACAAGGAACGATTGAAGTTGACCGATTATGTAATGCAATCATTTGACAACATTGGATTGGTGGTCATTGATGGTGTGGTTGATCTTGCATCGAAAGGTGTGAACGATGAAGAAGAAGCGACCGCACTGGCATCGAAGTTGTTGCAATGGACATCATCAAAGAATTGCCACATTTCCATTGTATTACACGAAAACAAAAACGATAGGAACGCCAAAGGACATTTGGGTGCTATGTTGGTGCAGAAGGCAGAAACCACCATTTCATTGACCAAATCGGAAACACAACCCGGTGCATCGGACATTGTACCTGAATACACAAGGAACAAAGAATTTCCACCAATGACCATGACGATCACCGGATACGATACAATTGAATTGGAGGTGAATGAACCCGTTGAATCCGTTCAGGAACGTGTGTGGACCGCAGAAGATCACAAACGATTGATACCATTGATTCAAGGTAAAACACCAGCAGAAGCGACCAAATTCATTCGTGATACTGAAGATGTGACCAAACGCATTGCAGAAAAGGTATTGAATGAGATGGAGGCAAACCAATCGATTGTGTTCATCAAACAAGGCCGTTCAAAAATTATACAGGTTGACAACGTCATTTAAAAAGTTTATATTGTGAAGATTGATTTGAAAATAAGAAACACCATTGCACAACTCATTGTGAATATGGAAATCGGTGAATCACGTCCGATCAGGAAACACGAAATGGTTCCAGTGATCAAAGAAGTAAACGATACCGCATTGATTGGACACGCCATTCGTTTTGTAAAGAACAACGAGGGTGATGTCATTGCATTAAAAAAATACAGGAAAACTACAATTGAAAAGAGAATTGAAACCAAAGGAACGTGAATGTCGGAAGTGCGGAAAGGTAAAGCCATTGAATCAATTCAATCGATTGATCCGTGGCGCACACGGACACCGTGCGCAATGCAAACAATGTGAGTCCGATTACAGGTCCGCACGTGGATTGAATGTGCCACAGGAACCGTCACGTTATGAAATAAACGCGGACACGATTAAGAATCACATGTATATCCATTTCGGTTGGTGGGAATCAGTGAACACATCCATTGAGCGTGATCAACGCAACCGTGACGTTCGTAAGTATTATAAAGAAGAACAACAAACAAATAACAAATAACAATGCCAAATGTACCAAAACGAAAACAACGCCCGTGGTTGCAAGGCTCACACCAAAGCAGCAAACAAAGACTGGAACGCAACAAATTCTATCAATCGTATGCATGGAGACAATTGCGATCAATGTTCATTAAACGACATCCGTTGTGTGTTGAATGCGATGGAATTGGCCAGGTGGTTGACCACGTCGTACCAATCAAGTCGGGTGGTGATCCGTTGGAGTGGGACAACCTCCAAACAATGTGCCATCGATGTCACAACGTGAAATCAGGCAAGGAATCACATCAATGATGGTGTAAATGCCCACATTTTACCACGGGGAGGGGGGTGTTGGATGTAAAAATGATAAAATATAAGCATCACCGCCCCCACAAGTTGTACACGACCGCAATTTTGGGCAGCAAAAAGTCAAGAACGAAACATTTTGTTAAAAATTTAACACAACAACAAAAAATGAAACAATACAAATGGAAATTATCCGATGGATATCCTGAAAAAAACGGATACAAAGTTTTTTCCTGCTTCGCCTGTGGAGGCGGATCAACCATGGGATACAAACGTGCCGGATTCGACGTGATCGGAATGAACGAAATTGATCCGAAGATGGCCGACGCCTACATCACGAACCACGATCCAAAACACGCATTCATTGAACCGATTCAGACTTTCAAGGATCGTGAAGATTTGCCCAATGAATTGTTTGATCTTGATATACTGGATGGATCACCACCGTGTTCATCATTTTCAATGGCTGGTGTTCGGGATCGTGATTGGGGAAAAGAAAAGAAATTCAAAGAGGGTCAGGCCGAACAGGTTTTGGATACATTGTTTTTTGATTTCATTGATTTAGCAAAACGATTGCAACCAAAAATTGTGTTGGCTGAAAATGTCAA